ATGGCTAATGAAGTAATAGGCATAGAAACCATATATGAGTCAAAGGGGGCAGAAAAATACTCAAAGCTTCTCATAGAAATCATTGGGCTATTGCAAGCAATAGATAATATAAAACTTGCATCTATGGAAGACTCAATGTCAAAAGCTTCCAAGGATACCCAACTGTTAAAGGATGGGCTTTTAGCTATTGCCAATGTTCTTACTTCTATACAAAGCACAAGTCTATCTGGATTATCCCAACAACTTCAAAACATATCAAAACAACTAAGTGGTGCTGCTGGCGGTGTTGGTGGTGGCGGTATCGGTAGCGATGCTGGTGCTGGTGCAGCGGACAATTTTGGAGAAGGCTTTAAAAAACAATTCGCAAACATAAACTGGTCGAGAGTCATCAGAGATTTTCAGGGATTTGGGTCTGTTTTGGGAGGCGGACTTGGCGGGCCGTTAGGAATGGCACTTGGGTCTGCTGTCGGTGGTGCGCTTGACAGTACATTGGGGAAAATAAAAAGCATATTTACAGCTACATTTGAACTGTTAGCAGATACTGGCGCTAAGGCATTTGGAATACTCATAGAAAAAGCAATGTATTTCCAGGATCAGATGGTTTATCTTGACACGCTTGTGGCAAGATTAGGCGTTGAGGAAGGTGCGTTTTCAACCGTTGGTGAGGCACTGGATAGTATTGGGGATAAATCAGACAAGTTGCTTGGCAGGATACAGACGCTTGCGCTGGAAACTCCTTACGCTATTGACGAAATCATAAAGATGTTCAAGTCATTAACTGGTCGTGGCGTAGACATAGACAGAACATTAGAAACAATTCAAAGCCTGGCTGACGCTGGTGCTGGTCTTGCACTCCCGAATTATGAATTGACTCGCTTGACACAAAACCTTGTTCAAGTAGCAACAACTGGAAAGTTGTATGAGCGTGATATTTATGAGTTTGGTCGTGCTGGTATTGATGTTTCCGAAATGCTTTCAAAGTATTTGAATCTTACGATAGATGAAACAAAAACAGCCCTGAAAGAAGGAGCAATTAGCGCAGAAGAATTTCTTGATGTTTTCAACAGATTCACAGCAGACAAATTTGAGGGCGCAGCAGAAAGACTTACCCGTACTATTACTGGTATGACACAAAAGCTAAGGGACTTGCTTTACTTTCTTGGTAGAGATATATTCGGGCCATTATTAGACGAATTATCAGAGCCATTCACAAAGATAATTGATGCAATGATTGAGGTATCAAGAAGCGGTGTTTTTGAATACATGGGAAAAGTATTTGCAGACATGTTCAAAAATATTGGTTTTATTACAAACGAATCTGTCAACTCTGTTCAAATAAAGATACTCAACTTTCTTACATGGCTTGTAAAGTCTGGAAATAAGATTGCATCTTACGGTTATAAGATGATGTTACAATGGGGTATCGGTCTTGTAAAGGGTGCTATTGAAGCAATAACAAAAGTTGTCAGTATAATCGCAAGTGTTTTCTCATGGTTTCTCAGACCACAATCCCCGCCAAGGGTTTTGCCTGATATTTATAAGTGGGGTGTTGAAACAATGCAAGAATGGCTAAGAGGTTTCACAAACATTGATTTTGACATTTTAAATGCAATACAAGACCCACTAGAATCAATATTAAGCCAACTTGAATTTAAACCGAATCAAATAACAGATATATTGCAACAATTCACCGCATCATTTAAAGACGCATTAGAAGTATTCAAATTAACTGGCGTTATTGACGAAAGTTTCCTTGACCAAATTCGTTCCATGGGTTATGAATATGGTGATGCCCTTGCAAACCTTGCAGAGCTACAATTTGAGCTTTATGGTGCAAAACTAGCAGTAGAGGCAGCAGAAGCTGTTGTTAAGGCAAAAGAGGACGAACTTGAACTCGCTGAGGACTTACTCGAAACTGAGCAGGAACGACTAGAAACCGCAAGAGAATATTACGAAAAATCAGATGTCAACGTAAGAAAGCTGGTACAGGAGTATAACGACCTTGTTCGATCTGGAGCATCTAAAAGCGTTCTACTTGCAAAGAAAGAAGAAATAGACGCAGCTATGGGAGAGAGAGACATAGCAAAAGAAAACATAGCGATAGCAGAGGAAAAGGTTAAACAGGCAGAGGACTATGTTGATCAAAAAAGAGATGAGCTTGACGATGCTAAAGAGTTGCTAGATATAGAGAAGGAAAATCTTGAAACAATCCAAGAAAGGGTTGATGCCCAAGAGGAATTATTAAACCAACTACTTAGACTGACAGAGTATGAGGAAGAGGCGCTAGAAATTGGCAAAGAGCTTGGCGAGGCACTTGGTGATATAGAGCTTCCAGATTTTGGCGCAATGGACTTAGAGATGCCAGACATAGCGGGTGAACTTGACGCAGAACTCGAACACGCTAGAATAGCACTTATAATTCAACTTGCGATAATGGGAGATAGGTGGCGTGAGTTCGTTGAAGACATGCAAAAGGAATGGGGGTTGGTAGACTGGGATGCAGAAACGAAACCATTGGTAGATGCGTTCACAAACTTGACAACAAACGCTGGATTGTTGTTGGACATTCTTATTAAGCCTGGCGGACTGAATGAGGCGCTTGGCAACATGGTTGACAACTTTATTGGCATACAAGGTGCTGCAGATGCAATAGCAAACGTTTGGGGAATATTGACTGGCGATCCATTTACAACGGGACTGTTCCCAGGAACAACCTTTTCGCTAAATCCAGACGATTGGTTTCCAGAAGATTGGCAGGGAATTATACCATGGCTATTCTCCGATGTAGACTGGAGCTTTGACGTAGGCGCAATGCTAAAAAGACATTTTGGCGAAGACGGATTGTGGGATACAATATTTGAAACAATAACGACCAAAATAACAACATGGTGGGATGACATAAAAATAAAGACTGGCGAAAAATGGGATGAAATAAAAATCAAAATAGATGAAAAGATAACCGACATCGAAACAATCCTTACCACATTCTTTACAGAGAAAAAAACAGAATGGGATACTTTTTGGACTAATTTTGCAACAACGGTCAGCACAAAAACAGAGGGCATCAGAACTGTTTTATCGACATGGATTGAAGATAACAAGATAAAGTGGAATACTTTCTGGGATGAGGCAGGAACAAAAGTTGATACAAAATGGGAGGAAATAAAAACATGGATTTCTACGAAATCTGCAGAGGCTGCTACAACAATTGAGACATGGATAGCAGATAGAAAACTTGGTTGGGATACATTTTGGTCAGAAGCTGCGACAACTGTCGAAACAAAATGGGAGGAAATAAAAACATGGGTTTCTACAAAGTCCGCAGAAATAACAACCAGTATTGAAACATGGATAACAGAGAGAACGTCTGGGTGGGACACGTTCTGGTCTGGCGCTGTAACTACCGTAGAAACTGAATGGGGTAACATAAAAACGGCAATAGATACAAAGGTTAACGAAATTGGATTGAAAATTCAGGGCTTTATTGATGAAAAGAAACCAGTATGGGAAACCTTTTGGGGAAATCTAAAAACAACAGTTGAAACCGTTACAACAGATATAAAAACATGGATTGATACGACATTTACAGAAATCGGCGAGTTCTTTACACCAATTCAAACGCTTGTAGATAATCTTTGCACCGCATTTGATACACTCAAAACAAACATAGGCAATGTAATAACCAAAATCGGCGATTTCTTTAGAGACCTTGCTAGTAGGGTTTTACCAGATTGGGTGCTGGATTTGTTTCCAGGCTCACCACCACCGTTTTCGGTTGGCATGAAAGTCAACACTAAAGAGCTTGATAGTTTTAGCAAATCCTTCTTAAAGTTACCATCAATAGCAACACCATCTAGCGAAAGATTTACACCTGCAACCACAAGGAATACAACTGCTAACAACACATTCAATTTTGGCAACAATAATATTAATAACGGAATGGATGCAGCTATGTTCGAAACTATGCTGCAGAGATCGTTAGCGAGGGCATTAACATGAGACTTATAATTACAGACGGTACTGACACAATAAACCTGCTAAATGAGCATGGGTTTATGCTCAAAGACTGGACTCCCATAAGACCACTAAAAAAATCTGGCGGTGTTTGGCAGAACTCTCCAGTTTATGATAACTCAAAACTTGTCTTGAGAAATTACGATAATATCATTGATGTTCTTACACTTACGGTAAAAAGTAAGAGTATGAATGCAACAATTTATGAGTCAAGACGACTTGCAAAGCTACTCGAAAAAGCGGAGCAATATTGGACAACGGATTGGCAAAATCAGCCAGTATGGATTGAAAGACAGGGATCGTGCGAAACAAACATTGGATATGCGGTTATAAGAGCTTATCAATGGGAACACGACGACAATCCATTCCAAGCGCCATTTTCTAATGACTCTTTGATGGACGAAATAGATATTGTTATTCAGCATGGTTTTTGGCGTGCCCAAAAACCAAAAGAAGCTAAATGTATAGAAATAAGCGGAAAGCAATATGCAGTTACTATTGACGAAACCAGCGAAACACCAGGAAACTCTGCCGACGATGTTATATTGTATACACAAGGAAATGGAGTTAATTACTTTTCAACTACTGTAGCACCAGATGTTGGAGCAAGAGTAACATATCAAGATTGTAATTATTATGTTCGTTTTCCAAATGTCGCAATCCCAAATGGAAGCGAAATACTCAATGCATACATGACGCTGAAAGCTAAAAGCCCACTTGGAACATTGTATACATCATATTCTACAAGCGGATGTAACCTGTTACTAAAACCTTATTGTTCTGGAAACGCACCACAAATAGCTAATCAGAGCGATTTTATTGCCAATAAGTTGGCATTTGATGAAAACGCATTTTTTGTAGAGTGGAATGAAGTTGAAGAATGGACATATGGCAATACATACAACACGCCAAATATTTCGAGCATTATACAGGGTACTGTCAATAGAAGTGATTTTGCAAGTGGAAATGCGATTGGAATGTTTATTGCAAATAACTGGCTATTAAATCCATCGAATCCAGATATAGACTGGACTCACCATCAAGATATAAACATTCAGTATGCACTTGGAAATCGCTGGTATGGTGTAACGGCTGCCAAGGCAACGGCTGGCGCACAGGCTTATGGAGCAGTAAACAACGGGGGCAGACTTTACACATCTCACGACGATGGCGATACATGGACTGAAAGAAGACCTGCTGGAGATGTCGATTATCAATGGCGTACCATAGCCATGGACACAGACGGAAGTCACATATTAGCTGGCGGATACCCAGCCAGAGCGTGGCGATCTACTAACTCTGGTGCTACGTGGACAGAGGCTCAACCTGCTGGTGCTGTAGATGCGAACTGGCGATGTTCTGGCATGAGTTCTACGGATGGTCAATATATGTATATAGGTGCTTATAATGGAAGATTGTGGCGATCTGCGGATTATGGTGCTACATGGAACGATCCCATTGGTACTGATTTGTGGTGGACATCTGTGGATGTTTCGGATAATGGGGCGCTTGTAATAGCGTGCGCAGCATATGACAAGGTATATTACTCAACTGATTCTGGCGTTACATTTAACAACATAACACCTCCTGGTGCTATTACTGGTAATTGGGCATCGGTTTCTGTAGAGGTTGGCTATCTTTATGCCGCAGAACGTGGTGGTGCTGTTTGGTATTCTGCGGATGCAGGGGTTACGTGGAATCAATTGTACCCTTCTGGCAATAAGGTTGAAGATTGGGCATTCGTTAAGGGAGGGTCTTGGGGAATAGTCGCAGCGACAGACAAAAAGATATATCAATCTGAACAGGCGTATGGTACTGATTGGGGCGAAAGAAAACCAGGATTTTCCCCAAGGTTTACCATTTATTCCCTTGGCGTTTCTTATAACGGCGATAAAATTATTGTTGGGACAGAATATATACAAAGCGAGGTGTCTGATAATTATTATGGAGTTGCCACAACAGACCAAAAAGATGCTTACAGAGGGTTTGAGGATTATAATGGTGTTGACGATCCAATCTTATACGTAAAGTTTATTGATACAACGACGGAATACGGAAGGGATGAGACGTGCGAGAATGAAGTCTTTGTTGCCAATAAACAGGATTATACGCAACTAACGGATATATATATTTACGAGGATGGAGTCGGATTTGATGCTCACAACTATGCAACGGATAGTGCATATTCTTTGCTACCAAATCCAGCGTCTAGTGGCGATATGATTTACTTTGGCGTTTCATCTGCTGGACTTAATCCATTATCCCCGTTCAGCAATATAGTTTTTGATATTGATCAACCAGCAGATATTGTTTGGGAATATGCCTGGGAATATTATAATGGCGTAGCATGGGTAGCCATGCCAACTATTGATGATGGCACAAATGGTTTTTCTAACGTTGGTGTTGTAAGTATTGGCTTTGATCAGCCAGCAGATTGGGCTACCGTCGCAGTTAACGGCGTAACTGGTTACTGGATTAGATTTAACGCAGACACAATAACATCTTTTACAGATGAGCCAACGCAACAAAACAGATATGTTTATACTGCAGAATGGTCTTACTTTGAAATTGGGGATGACCAAATAGAGGGTGACTATAGCGCACAGGCTGCAATTAAGGTCGATATAGCAAACACATCCCTTGGGTTGGGGTCGGAAGACACAATCGAGAGGGCGATTTCAAAGCTATATATATCATCAAGGTCGCTGTCGAGGGGAGAGGATTTTACACCATATTTCAATTTTAGCACGGATGGCACGCATAATCCAGGCATGATCGCATTAACGATTTACGGATTGTGGGGAACTACACCAACGATAATAGACGCATCAGATAGCGGAACGGGGGATGCGTTAAGAGAGGTTATGCCCGCTGGCTCACATGACATTGCAAGATTTACTGTAACGCCAGAGAAAACACGTCAATATATCGGAAAGTTCAGGGTGTTTGTAAGAGCAAGACAAACTGCTGGCGATGACAACGATGTTAGCATGTATGTAACTTTTGACACATCAAAACGCCCAAGCATTGTAACACAAACTATTGAGTTTCCTGGAATCCGTAGCGATGATAAATGGGTATTGATTGATTTTGGCACAATAAACACAGACACTGAGGTTTTAAGAGCGACCAGCGATGATAATATTGGTATCGCTCTTCACATTTATGCGGAAAATGGCTCAACAATCGAGATTATGGACTTGATATTACTCCCGATTGATGAAACATATTATGACATTGAGATGGTAGATAGATACTCAGACCTTTCAGAAAAAGAAATGTTGATTAGAGATTCTGTTTTTATTGACAATCTTTTGGAAAGACGTAACATACCCACTGCAATAGATACATATTGGGGAACTGGTATTTTGAACGGAAGCCCATATTTCGGTTACAGAGACTTAAGAACAATAAGCGCAAAGCCACTTGAGTTCCAAGCAGAGGAAAAGCAAAGGGTATACCTGTTAGGGGCATATTGGGATTTGGACGATAAGGTTTATTACTCTATTCCAGAGATACTCTATAGAGTTCAAACTGCATGTGTGGAAAGATACCTCGGCATGATAGGCGACTAATATGACCTACTTTCAAAATAAGGGAATAAAAATATTTCTGTCAAACTCACCGATAAACAGTCAGTATGATGGGAATTACCAAGACCTTACGCAATATATAACCTCATATTCACACACAATTTCTGCAAGCATTGGATTCGACTCTGCAGTGTTTTCGTTTCCCGCTAGTATCTATAATATGGAACAACTTGTTGAGAATGGGGTGGGAAAAAGAGTAGTCGTTTATAATGAGGGCGGATCAATGGTTTGGGAGGGTTTTGTAAACAGTATCGACTATGAATTTGGCGTACAGAGAACATCAAGGGGAAATCTTATGGACGTTTCAAACAGAGTTTCTGTTTCATATGCGCCACTTAATATTCTTGTTTCACCACCAGAGGTAGGCGAACAAACGTACACGCTTATAGAAGAAGACGAAGACAGCCAAGACAAATATGGAATACTGGAAACCATCGTTAGTGGCGGAACATTACAGGATGCAGATGCCGAAAACATTCGTGATTTATATTTAAAAGAGAACAAACATGTTATAACAACAAATACGGTTAGTGTTGGCGTTGCATCAGAGCCATCAATAAAGTTTAATTGTCTTGGTTATTATCATTGGCTTGAGAAATATGTTTATAACTGCTCCGATACTGGAACAACAATGATTTCGGATAGAATAGAAGCGATACTTGATTTCAACCCAAACACAAAAATGTATTCTGCCACAAATAATATTGGTTATAATCCATGGCTCATAGTGGCATTTGATGAGGACAACAAAACTGCTTCAACGCACATAAAAGAATTGTTGGCTTTCGGAGACGCAAATGATAACCGCTATATATTTGGGTGCTATGAAAACAGGGTTTTTGAATACAAAGTTGTCCCAACAGAATACGAATATTATACAAGCAGTTTGAGTGGTGGGGATTCGATAAGAAATGACAATAATACTGCTATAGCGCCTTATGATGTAAGACCTGGAAAATGGCTTATGATTACAGACATGTTAATCGGCACATCTGATTCACAATTGGCAAGCAAAGATGATCCACGAGGCTTGTTCATTGAAACTGTAGACTATACAATGCCCACTACGCTTTTAATAAATGGCGAAAGAATTAGCACATTTAAACAAAGGCTTGCTGTATTTGCTGGAATTGGGAGTTTTTAAATGCAAAAAAGAAATGATGATTTAGTTCAATTACTTACACCAGACTTTATAAGAAGAAACGAAATTATGGGGGAGTGGACTAACTACACCCCTGTAATAACAAGTAGTATTGGTGCGTTTGTTGACGTGAAACCATTCGGAAGATACAAGGTAATTGGCAGACTATGTTTCGTAAACGTAAAAATCGCAATAGGAGATGCTGGCACTGCCGCTGGAACTTTATATGCAACGCTACCAAGAACAGCAAGCGCATCCAGTCTTTTATCGGTTGGGACGGCGTACAGAGTTGGGTCTGGATTCAGCACGGTTGCTCCATCTGGAACATCTATGTCAATTTTGTTATACGACGGAACAACCATTATCGCAAACGGAACGGTTTACGCATCATCCGTCTACGAAATCTAGGCTGTAACGAATTGTAACAATCTCTCTATTGCGTTTAGATGGTCTTTTATCTCATTCCTGTATTCTTCCATAAGAGTGATTCTCTCAACCTCTGATCTGATATTGTTTACATAAAGAAATATATTTCCCCTTGGTTGTGGTAAAATGTCTTGATGTTCTTCTGGCGTATATTCTTTATTGCCATAAGTAAACTCGACCTCAAGTCTATCAACAGTCGCTGGACGACCAAGATTTTCAATCTCTGCAATCGCAAAATCAAGAATTTGTTTCCAATGTTCTTCGTATCGTGCAGCAAACGCAAAATGCGAAAAAGTAAGGATTTCATATTCTTTGCGAACAGCATAATTAAAAAATCTTGCCACCCTTGCATATTCTCTCACGGTACGTGCAGACAAACCAACAAATGCACCAACAGCACGCCAGACAAAATCCCTTGAAACAGGAATATCATTATCATCGACATAGTTACAAACCATCAATGAGATGTCGCCTATATCCCAAAAGTTTTGAGATATGCTATCCCTGATTGCGATCAATTCATTCTGCAAGTTTTGCGGTATGACTTCATTATAAGTTGTCATAACAACCTCCAAATCAAAAACTTTATTTCATCGCTAAAGTGTATTTGTGGCAACCATTTACCATCAAAATCTTGAGCGTCAATCCATTCCTTTAAAGCATAGACTTCTTCTGTAACAAGGTCTTTTGACGATGTTGGTTGAGAGCCAAACAAAAAGCCAAGAATCTTTCTACGCATTTCTGAAATCTCATTCTTTGTTGCGCCAACAATGTTTTGCTTTATAGCCTCTTCCATGTGCCCGATAACAGCGCCAAGGACACCAGGCGTAAGATAAAAATCAGAATGATAAATACATTCTGTCATCTTATCATCAATATACTTGTGTAACTGTTCTGGACTAAACGGTCTTTCCATATTTCACCATAGTCATTACAACCAATTCTAATGCACCTTGATTGCCAATATTGTCGCAAGAATCCGCTACGTTCATACAAGCTTTATAAACTTCTTTTTGTAAGTTATACGGTTGCTGAACATACCATTCCATAATTAAGCGATTTCGTGCCTTTGTTCTAGTGCTTTCCGTGTCAATATTCTTTCTATAAACTACTGGCTTTTCCTCTAAAGCTTCCATTATTTTATTGATAAAAGTATTTAAAGACATGCCTCTGTAACCCATATTTACTCCTTTCCTACTGCGATTAATGCTTCATCAACGCTACGGACAACAACAGCAGCGCCTTTGAATTTTTCTAGAAACAATCTCTGTCCCTCTGACAACTTTCCATCTTCGGTCTTTATTTCCATTAATATTGTAGTGCCTGGCTTTGTTACCCATTCTGGCGGAGTTCCAGTTGTCCCAACAACGAGATCGGGAAAATCCTTTCCGACCCCAGATGTTATATAAACCGTACAGCCAGCGTCACGCAAAGCTTGCACTATCTCATCTTGATTTGAATCTTTTCTACCTCTGCTTCTCATACACCATACACCCGAAAGCTGGCAAACCAGGTTTACGCACCAAAGTTAATGAGCGCATTCCGTGATCGCTTTCTCTTATTTTGTCCCACCGTAAAGTAACAAACCTAACGTCTGATGGGTTTTCTGGAGTTCCACCAACCATAAGAATAACCTGATCTGCATCATAAGAAACCTTTACACTACCAGATAGATGTTCCTTCCCTGGAACGCTACTGGCTAATCCAACCTTGTTCATGCTTTGCACTATCAATCCAGCAAGGTCTAAGTCCTTTGCGATGGAATGTAATTGCATTGACACAAACGCAGACCTGTCAGCCGTGTTATCGCCATACTCATCACGCAACAAGTCCATATAATCAACAACAAACCACTCAATATTTCGTTCCTCCTTTAGTTTTGCTAAATCTGCACGAAGGCTATTGGTCGTCCAACCAGTATCATCAGACAAGTAAATAGGCAGATTAGAAAGGTCTTGTATCGTTTTCACAATAACATTTATGTCGTCTTGACTTAATCTTCCAGTACGCATTTTAGATGTCATTATACCGCTTTCTGCTGATACATTCCGCCTAACTACGGAAACATCTTTCATTTCCATTTCATAAAACGCACCAGGATGACCGTTCCTTGCCATTCCTATTGCTAGCTGGGCTGCTAACATGCTTTTGCCAGACCCAGGAACACCAGAAAGAATCGTTATTTCGCCTTTTTGCAAACCGCAAGTTATTTTATCAAAATCAATCAGACCAGTTTCTAGTCCGTATATGTCCCTTGGGTCGCTATATCTCGTTTCTATTTCGTCAAGCAACTCATCCAAAGCATTAGATATGTTTTTTGCGCCATAGGCAGATTCTGATACCTTTAAAAAATCTGTCATTGCAGACGATATTATTTTGTCAAGTTTTTTATCTGTATCATAAGCACCTTTTGCAACATTTTCGGCAACAGACAAAAGCCTTCGCCTTTTCGACAATTCCTTTACATCGTCTGCGTAAAATTCTGCATTGAAAGACGACGGCGTTTTACTGGCAAGTGTTACCAAATATGTCATATCTACCATATCATCACGGCCAGATCGCTTTAGAGCATTTATTATTGTTATTGGGTCTATCGTATCCACTTTAGACATTGCTTCAAAAATATAAGAGTTTTTAAGATAGTAAAAATCATCTGGTAAAAGATTAATTTTACCAAATATTTCTGGATTTACAAGTATTGCGCCAAGCAAAGCCTCTTCCGTTTCTCTGCTATACAATTCTTTCATCTGTAGGCTTTCTCCTTAATCTTATATGGTACTCTACTGTGCCAGTCTAACATAACATCTTTACCATATCTCTCGCATTGTTTATTCCAGAAATAAACTCTATTCTCATAACTATCGGCAGCGCCATTGGCATGACATTCATGGCAAACAAGTTGAAAATTGTATTTTTCCTCAAGCACCTTTTTGACATGCTTGTCCCGTCTATATAAACAATGATGCGCCTCCTCACCAAGTCGATTACAACCCTCAACCTCACAATAAAAACCACGCTCTTCTATAAGTTCCAATGCGGTTTTAGTTGGCACTTAATTCCTCATCTAATATGTTGATCGCCTGTCTTAGCGTATTAACGGTAGGATACCATGACACACACTCGTAGGCATGAAATAAACAATCAGAGCATACTATTTCTACCACAGACCTGTTAGTGCCATCATAATTAGCGACATGATAATGAATATCATTTCTGTCGAACAACTTGCCACACGATTTACAGTAAGTTAGATTGTGTTTTTCTAATACCATGGCGAGATCAGATTGTAATTTCCCCATCCGTAATACTCCTTAAAAAAATAAGCAAGCGTGAAGTTTCCATGGCAAGTTTTATATTGTCGCCAACCTTTCCAGACTTACCATAACCAATAGCAAGCCTTGTCATTTCACGAGCAATATCCATTATTTTTTGACCCTGCGTTTGATTTAGCATCCATCTCCTTTTTGGCAATCTTTGCCAGTCTTTTTATTAATTATATCATTAACTATTTCTATTGACAAGGATGAATCTGGCGTTGGCATAAAATACGTTTCACCGCTTTTGATTGCAAATGCTGGACTTTTTCCATATCTTTGTATATAATTATCAGTTTTAGACCAGACAAACACCTCAGCCCCAACAGGCAAATCATCAATCGTAAAATTCGCTTCTATTATCTCCATAATCCATCTGATTTCCATTTTACAGGGTTGCCATCAGCATCGTATGTTATCATTTCTTGCTGATAAGATTCATGTCCAGAAACCATCTGGCCTATTATCATGCCAGTTGTTTTCAATATACTGCCTATGTCTGAAACGCTAAACTTCGAATACCCTGGCTCAACCCTAGACGATCCATCTGGCGTGTGAACGTATTCATAGACCCTCATCATAACCTCGCTAACAGTAAATCCAGAATCATTTACAAGCCCCCTAAAATCCTTAGCATCTCTAATCCATTTTGTATAAGCACGCATACTGCGTTTTGGCACAGGTATTTTCCACTTTTCATGGAAATCCGCAACAATATACCTTACTTCCTCTGGGTAATCATTGATTGCATTAATGCTTGGGTTTTGTTTTGCTTTGTCAGAATTTGCAACCATCATTCTAACAATGGCTTCTGCCTCATCCCCGATTTCGTCAAGTGTTTTCATATTGTCCTCCGTTGAAAAATTTTCTGGCGCTATACTCTCTGTTGTATTCTTTGCTGTATTCTCTGTATTACCTATTAACGATATGCCCAATGGTAAGTTCGCCATCTGCCCATTGGTTATTTCCCCATCTGCCCATTGGTCATATGCCCCCCCGATAACAGACCACATCTCATCAAGTTTTTGTAGATTAATTCTGAAATATAAAACATGCTCAAGTCTTTCATAATGCTCATCTAATAAGCCGACTTGAACAAGTTTTTTTCTTGCGTTGCGCTGTTCTTTATAAGACAATCCCGTTTCTAATTCTATGTCATCTGATGTCTTATAAATCCAACCGTCTGCACTTCTTTGCCTACCAGTCCAATAAATAAACTGGCACAGCAAAATATTCGCATTTGTACTTCCTGTAATTTTTCTTAGATTTGGGTAATAGGCGATAGGTTTCCCGATGTCAAGCAATATTTCCGATGGTTTCATAGTGTGTCCTAAAACAAAACCCCGCCTTCCAGTAGTGAGAAAGTTTGCTTAGAACAGTCACAGAAGGCGGGGGCTTGTATCTCATATCTGCTCTAAGCAGAGGGATGATACCACGACACTATTTTGTTGTCAAGGGCGATTTTTGTGGAAAATTTTATAGACAATGGCTGGAAGTATCATAAGTATTCCCATGCCGATTCTTATCCAAAGTGGAGAAAATACCCAAAGCCAGGACATGTTGGTTAGCCCCGTTACTTTTAAAATAATGAAAGCAAAAAGTAGTGCGTTTGAAAGTATGCTTGTTTCAATGGTTGTTTTTATTGGTTTCATAAATCCTCTTTTAAATTTGGGATGCCGCCTGATCTGACGGCATCCACTCAGAAAGGAGACGGTGGTAGGTAAAAATGAAAAAACCTTGCCACAATCTTTATTCTACAACATTCATTTCCGTTTGTCAAGCAATATGTTTTGTGGTATAATAGAATATAGAACAAAGCAATCTGTAAAATTGCTATTGACAAATGGAATATTGTGTAGTAGAATTGAATTATAAACTAAAACGAGGAGGTAGTAATGGAAAGAACACAGCAAGGTCGAAAGACAAAAAGGGTGCAGGTTTGCTTAACCGAAACGGAATTTTCTGTATTCAGGGAAATTGCTTCAAAGGTTATGCCAACTGGTGATGCTCGTGGCGATGGCGTTGATCAATCTGGCGCAGCACGGCAAGCTATTCTCGATTGGATAAGAGCCAATGGACATGTTTTACAGAATCAAAACAGCTAGTGGCGAAAATCTGTTACTTGATATGGGGATAACTCAATTTTCCACACTTAATGAAGTGGTTATGGAAGAGTTAAAACAATTACAGGGAAACCACGAAGGGCCTGTAGAAAGAACAAAAATCCTGTTTATTGAGATTGAGTACATTCCAATAGCGGATAATGAAGTTCAGATAAAGGAGGCAAAATGAGTCTTATTGACAAGTTGGTAAGTGTTATGGCTGACATGGGCAATATTGAAAAGCGTGGTGTCTATAAAGGCGGTAGCAGTAGTTACAATTATGTAACGAATGATGATCTTACCTCAAAGTTACAGACCGCACTTGTTAAAAACAGCGTGTTGATTATTCCGCACATTGATAGCAAGACGCAGACACCGTTTGTAACAAAAGGTGGAACGCCTGGCACATTGACAGAGTTAGATTTGACTTTTGAGATTACCGATGGCTCTGGCGAGTCTATTAAAATCCCATGGAAGTCAGAGTCCACAGACTACGGCGACAAGGGCATTGCTAAGGCGCTTACATTGGGCAAGAAGTATTTCGCTATTTCTTTGTTCCAGGTTGCAACTGGCGATGAGCGTGATGATGCAGACGGACAAAACGAGGAAATCCGCCGTATACAAAAGCCTGAAAAGCCAGAAAAGATTGTTCAGAAAGATGCTGATGTAATTACTAAAGAACAGTTACAGGCTTATGAGGATTTGGCAGCTACTGCGATGAAATATGGTATTCGATCTGCGGTGATTGACTTACGCATGACAAAACCAGTTTATGAAAAAATTTATGCCAGTTTGCTTGAGAAAGTAAATGGCGCAAAGGAGTCTTAATGTTAATAATTGAAGCTATCGGTAATTTGGGGTCAGACCCAGAAATGAAGTATCTCGCAGATGGCAGAGAAATGACGACGCTTTCTATCGCCTGTAACAAAGGCAAGGGCGATGATCTCATTACTTCGTGGGTGAATTGTGTTGTATTTGGGAAACCAGCCGAGACCATTTACAATTATGCGAAAAAGGGGGACAAGATATTTCTGCGTGGGGATGCCAACCCCGACAAAGAAACTGGAGAGCCACGTATATGGGAAGGCAAAAATGGGGTAACACATGCAACTTACGAAATGGTTGTCAAGGATTTTGAGTTTCTTGGCAATAAAAAGGGTGGGGAGTAATCCCCGCCCAGGGGTTTTTCTATGGATGCCGAAATAAAGTATGTAGATCACAAAACCATTAGTTGTAACAATGCCTCTCTTGAGGAAGTGGACGGAAAGTTTTCTGCGCTTTATCTTGATGGGATATGGGTCACTTCTAGTGTTGATGCGCTTGATGCGTTGTTATCGGTAATAAATATTTATTACTTTTCAAAGGGAGAACTATGACAGACGAAATCATGTATACCTGTCCAAATTGTGGGACAAAATATCCTGCCAATCTTGGAACAGCCTGTCCAGAATGTGGATACAACTTTATGGATGGCATAACTGTTTCGATAACATCTATAGACGATCAGAGTTTGGCAAGGATTGCCAATGCGCTTGAGGAACTAGTAAAAATTTTTAAGACACCTGCCACAAACGATGAGTGGGGCGGATGAAAGTATATATCGCAAGTCCCTACACGCTAGGCGACGTGGCAATTAATGTTCGCAAATCTCTGGCTATGGCTGATGAGTTGAGAGATGCTGGATTTTTACCTTATTGTCCGTTGCTTACGCATTTCTGGCACTTAGTTTTTCCGCACCCGTATTCTTACTGGCTACAAATGGATTTGGAGTGGTTGCGAGAGTGTGATTGTCTTTTAAGAATGCCAGGGGAATCAAGGGGCGCTGACAAAGAAGTCGAAACAATGCTGTTACTTGGAAAGCCAGTAGTTTATTCAAAAAACGAATTAATTGCCCTTGCAAAGAAAACAGGTCTGTAGTATAATTAAGTTATAACAGAAATGAAAGGAGGCAGGAATGTTTAATGACAAAGCAATGCAACACAAATGGGGGTGGCCTGATGTTTATAAGAAAAACAAATATCAGAAATTTCCAGATTGGCTTATTGATGCCAAGAATAGATGCAACGAACTTGATGCTCTTTATAAGTCTTTGACAGATGTTGAGCCAATACCTTATAACGAAATGGCAGACATCAGAGAGGAATTAGATATTGCCGAAAAGAAATGGGATGAGTTGCTACAGTTATACTGTGCTGTTCCACTGGTTTGTGATTGTGGCGGTGCAATTGTGGCTTTCGGCAACGAAATGAAGTGTGCAAAGTGTGGCAGGGATTATACGCCAGACTACGATCCGATACCGTTTTAGGAGGCGTTATGGAAAATGTTATTTATGCAGTTTTGTTTTTGGCAGGGGTTGTTTCTTTAGTTTGGGTTGAGATTGATAACAGGAAATACGATGGAAACAAATGATATTGACTTTACCGACAAAGAGGTGCTTGAATTGGCGAAAGTGGATATTCTTGCGCTATCGACATTAGCTGATGGGAAAGATGGTTTTTCAAAGTTGTTGTTGTCTTTGCTTTGCTTTCAACAATCAGCTATTATAAGTCTTTTTGAAAAAATAGAAAAATTAGAAAAGGAGGCAAAATGAACGCAAAGGAAGTTTTAGATCAATACTCTGACATGGTGATAATGCTTGACGATTTGAGAGTGCAAAAGGAACGCCTGATTGACAGCGTACTTACGCCAGAAATCAAAGAAAAACTGCAAGAGATTGAAGCAGAGTTTGCACCAAAATTTGATGCGCTTGAGGAAAAGAAAAGTGAGCTTGAGGTTGAGGTAAAAAATCTTGTCGCTCAAGGTGGGGCAACTGTTCGTGGCAGTACGCACATGGCTGTTTATTCAAAACCAAGGACTTCTTGGGACACAAAAATGCTTGAGGGGCTTATGATGGTTATTCCGCAAATTGCTGATGCACGCAAGATTGGTGAGCCATCTGTAAGTATTCGGGTGCTGAAATGATAGTTTGCTCATATGATGGTGGCGACAACAACTCTGTCAAGATGTCAATTCCATTTGAGTCTAATGCGGAGGAGGTCTTTGAGTTTCTTATTCGTTTTATGTGTGCGCTTGGATTTAGCAAAATAAATATTGATAACATAATTTCTATGTATGCTGAGGAAATAGAACACAGAAATTCGATGAAAAACTTTATGTTCGCTGGCAAAAATCTTGATGGCGAAATGGTGCTATTTGAGTTTGCAAGTGTTGGCGAGGTTTATCCAGACGATAATGTCATTTATGTTAATGGCGACCCTGTTGATTTGTCAAGTATAAGGGCAGTAAGTTATTATGGTTAGCGTAACCCTTGATGATGGTAATGTCATAATAAAAAGTGGCGAATGGGTTTTACGTGAAAACGTTCTATTTGCGCCATTCTTTAGCATAACATTAGATGGATACGATGCCGAAAGCCTCTATGATTTATTGGTTGCCAGAGAAGGATTAAAAAAGATAGGCGTTACAGAAAGAATTGATAATCTGATAGGAGGTGAATCATGAATCAAATGACACATTTATACCGTGAGGGAATGGCAGAGTTGCGTGAGGAAAATGAGCAACTAAATGCCAGGGTTGCCGAACTTGAGGACGAAAACAAAAAATTGAAAGCGTGTCTTGCAGAAGCAAATGATGATATTCATATCATACTTGAGCAAGCTAAAGAATTAGCACGAAACAATGCTAAGCCAAAAGAAGAACTTGGCATTATGACAAACCAGCGGGAATATAACAGACAACAAAAGTCTAATAAGTTTTATTTTGAGAACGAAATGAGAGGCGAATCATGAGTTCAGAAGATAATTACACATTGTATCTGTTAGACGAAGAAGAACTGCAAGCGATAGTTAATGTTAGAACAAAAGAATTGCAGATACATATTGATAAGCTGGAATGGAACAACAACGAACTTAAAGACGAAAATGCCGAGCTGAAACAACGCACGGTAGAGATGCAAGAAAGACTGCGTTGGAAACCGTTATCGGAATTGCCAGAAGAGAATAGAGAGGTACTTGCAAAGACAAAGACTAATGTCATTCTAATTATAGAAACTCAGCAAATCGAAGAGTTCAATTATGACGAACAAGAACACTTCGGATATGGGCTTATCGAATACTTTATGGAATTGCCAGAGGTTAAATGAGTGAATATAGCAAGGAAATTATTGCAGAACAGCGAGAATGGATGTGCGAATGGGAACGGAACAGATTTTCTCAAATGGAAACAGAGGAATTTGTTGTGTTATTGGCTGAGGCGTTGAATGAAATTGAAAGGTTGCAATCTGTTTGCGATCAGAATGTATCAGAGATTGAATTGTTGCGAAATCGTATTGCCGAATTGGAAGAGCGACTTGACATTGACTATGGTAATATGTACGATGTAATTGTTGCTGAAAACGAAAGACTTATAAAGGAAAATAGATCGCTAAAGGAGAAAAATGGGTAAATATAAAAAATTGTCTATAAAATATACAGACTCTCTACTTCAATATGATAGCCTTAGGAATGTTTTGTCAAAAACGACAAGGGTAAATAACGAATTGAGAAAAGAGTGGTACGATGCACTTGAGGAAAACAATCTTCTCAGGGAAATAAACGATGACTTAAAGTCAAAAAACAATGAAAGACTGTCAAGGATTATGTTTTACGAAAAAGCTTTTGATATGTTATTGAATAAGTTCAATATGGGTTGTTCGCATACAGAAGATGCCGTAGAGCAACTACTAGATAAAATAGAGGAGGTTGTGGGTGAGTAAGAAATTTAAAGAGATCAAATGGGATAAGTTGCTATATAAAAGAGCCGTGAAGGATTACAAGTTACTGTCAGTGCTTTATGCAGACTTATTGTTGAGCAGAGAAACATGGGAAGGTGAAACGGATATGTGGATGAATAAGTATTACAAACTGCTAAAGAAATATAAAAGTCTAAAAAAGGAAAACAAGGCTCTATATAAGGAAATTAAGTATGATTATTCCCATGTCGGAATATCAGAAGGCGTGCTAAAGAGGGAATGGGACACGCCCGAAGAAGATAAGGCGTGGGAAGGTCTTCTTGATGAATCAAGCGGGGTTATCAATTCATCTGGTAATTCATCAATAGAAGATGCGGTAGAAAAGGAAACAAAAGAATGAAATATGACTGGGTATTTAAAAGCGTAAAGTTATTTGGCATTTATGCCAATGAAAACGGTATGGGATTCAGATTGAGTTGGGATTCTAATATGGGATTCGGGCAACTTGATTTTGATGTTGAAAATGGCAAACTGCTAATTGATGATGAAACACTTGGCAGAGAATTAGTAATAAAGATTTTGGAAAAATTTGTTTCGGATGGGAAATTAGTAAGCGAGGCAAACAATGAGTGAAGCAACGATGAATAAAGATGGGAACTTTGCTTGCGGTGTATTTGAATGGATGCCAGACTTAGATGTAGTAAATATCAACTTGATAAACGATGATGGCTCTCAAGGTTATTATTGGATTCGGTTTTACCTTGACGACCTTTACGCCGTGTTGCACGAAAGGCACATGGCACAACACTACAACAGCGAGATAATCAAGCGCATAGGGGATGCGGTGGAGGCGGTGAAGGATGATGAATTGTATGGAGGTGAATAATGCAGATGGAAGGATGGGATGATAGTATCCCTGATGGAATAAAGTATTTATCGGCAGAAAACCGAGTGCTAACACGAAAAGTTCGTGAATTAGAATCCGAGAACGACGCCCTGCAAGCCCGTGCCGAACGCGCCGAGGCGATGATCGAGAGGTTGATGCGCATTGTTGAGGATAGGTTCGTGTTGCTTGGAAATAGCCTTGATGGACACCTGCAAGACTGCAATTGTGCTGTTTTTTTGAGCTCAAGGATGGAGCGGGATGCGTGGAGCGAACTCTGTTACGAATGGCATGGAATTTATTCCGACTGGCAATCCGCAAACGGACACCAAGCAGGGAAGGTGTCCGAAAACGAAGGGAGTGAGGGATGAAAGTAATTATTCACAATCGCAAATATGAAGACTCCGTTGAAATATGTGAAGACAGCTTAGAAGAGGTTCGCGCAACGGCTATGTACGAGACGGAGCGTCGCGGCTGGGATGTCGCGGATATGTGGAGTGAGGTAGTTGAAGAGGAGGCGCAGGATGATTAGCGAGAAGGATGACGATTTGTATAAAAGAGGTGAAGGATGAGTAAGAAAAACAAAAAAACACTATTGCGTATTGAGCAAAGATTGATTGACATTGAGGTTATGGTAAAGGTATTGTATAACGATAAACATTTTCTCAATGATATTACCATTGCACCGCAGACATATGATACTGGCACGCCATTGCCAGATAGCCCGTATAATATCAGCGACATTCCAGATGTTCCATATAATGTCAGCAATACAAATGAGGTGAGGCATGAGTGAGTTGTTTGAGCCAGAGCTAGGGCAAATGGCATTTGGTCAGCCATGGGACGAGTATCGTGCATCTAATCTTTTGATCGCAGCGCTTGAGTCGATCTCTACGGAACTTGACAGAGTCATGTGGAATATTCATCAAGAAGAATATATCTCGCCCTTTGAAAACACGGCAAGTGATTTTCAATGTAGTGCGTTTGAGGTAGATGCGTATTCTTGGGACGATGACATTCAGCCTTACAATTTTAAATGGCGTGATGTTGAGGTAAGGTGGTATAAATATCTTGGCAGAGGAACGAGTGTAAATCAAGAGTTGTCTAATGATAAGATAGCAGAAATGTTAGACGATTGTTTAGGCGCATTGCGCAAATACGAGGCAGAGCATGACGTGTAAAAACTGTAAATATAGCGAAAAGTCGAATGAGCAAGGGTTTTACTTTTGTTCAAAATTGTCAAGCATATTTCCCCATTTTGTTGTTCGTAAAAACGACGATGATCAAAAGTTGCTTGTTCCAGAAAATTTCAAGTGTAAATATTACGAAAGGCGTATTGTTTGACAAAGATTATACGACGTGATAAGATGTATAAAAATATCGGAGGTAGCATATGGAATGGTTTGATTTCTTGGCTAGTTTATTTGAAGGTGCAAATCTGATTTCAGTAGTGGCTGTTATGGCACTGGTGTGGTTGTGGGGGCAGTTAGGCGCTACTGGAAAAGTGCAGTTGCTGACAAGTTTCGCAACTGGTGTGATCATTGGTGTGTTGCAATATTTTGCAGATGGCTTACTGACAGACTTTCAGTCCTGGTTTTATGGCGCTCTTTATGGTATTATCCTTGGTGCGCTAGCAAGTGGATTTTACGAAGTCATTAAGGTTGCCGTTGAAAAGGGAGCAGAAAAAGCACTTGGTTTTGATGAAGAATAGGTGTTCCCATGGACGAGAAACAGTCAAAATTGCTATGGGACGCTGTTCGCAAGGAAGATGACTTAGCAAAAGCAATTCAAATGGCTGCGGACATTGGTGAATCTGCTGTTAATGCAAGCATACAAGATAGAATTGGAATAAAGGCGCAGTTAAGTGAATTGAGAAAGGTCATATCTGGAAACGGTGATCCTTCTCATTCTATTGTTACACGCCTTGAAAATATAGAGTGTAAAACAATGTCGTGTGAAGTTGAGATAAAAGAAATAGTCAATCTTCTGCGTGGCGATCTGAAAGGGGGTGAATCTCTTTTGGACAAAATAAGAAAACAAGAAAAACTTGTAGAGAATGTTATCAAAATGGGTTGGATTGTCTTAGGCGTAGTCATAACAGAGGTTGTCGTTAGATTACTTGGGCTGTTGTAGAAACGATTGGGAGCAAGTTATGCACAAAATAACAGGTAAAGGAACGTTTGTATCTCCTGTATTAACGGATATAAACGGATATGACTATATTGTCATTGATGCAATATCGGACATTGATGTTTCAAGATATATTTCCATTTTACAGGCAAGTGGTCTTAAAGTATTAAGTAGATGTTCTACGGACATAAAAACAATAAAGAAAATAAGCCCGTTTCTCGAACTTCTTGATGGGGTTATTTTATATTCTGATTGCAGTAGGGCTTCTGCGCTTTCAGGAACAAGGTATTTGAGAGATAATTATCCCGATCTGTTTTTGGGATTTCATGCGTATCGTTTTCCTAAGCTAAAAGACTTTCCTTACTTTAATTTTATGGCAAGGTGTGATGCGGTCATGCCTTATTTTGATATAAGCAAGGTAAAAGACCCGATTCCACAAATGAGGCGTATATTACTGGAATGGCGTGGAATTACAGGAAAGCAGATTGTCCCGATTATAAAACCAGGTGAAAATCTTGGTGCGTTATTGAGTTATCTTGAAACAGAGCAGATTGATAGCGTGTGCCTGGCGCAACCAAATGACATAAAGTGGAAATATGATGACAGTCATATTTTCTCTGGAACGGTGAAAGGCACAAGCTGGTTATCTGTATATCAGAAACCATATGGGAAGGTCGTCAATTATTATCACGCTGGTGATAAAGTGAAAGTCTTAGAAATTGTGTGTTCGGATATGTGGATTAGAAGTGAAAAAGGATGGTCGCAGGTGATCAAAGGCGACAACGAATATCTTGAATTTTAGACCGCCGAAAGGCGGTTTTTTGTTTAAGGGGGTGAAAGTGAAAATCAAAGTAAAAGTGAAAATCAGGGCGAAAGTGAAAGTGCGTGTATGTGTATGTGTGTGCGCCTGGGCGCTTGGTTGCCCCAGGGCGCAGCTGCCCCAGGGCGCTACTACTTCAGTTCGGTTGGTGACCGTTCTGGCTGGAAAACTCCCATGGATTTGGCTTGACAAGTGTAGTATATGTGTGATAGAATTATCTTATAACATATTGAAAGGAGTTTTTATGAGCGATTGGATAAAAAATTTGGTTTGCATAGTTGATTTTGCTGGAAACAATCGTGATGCTGGATTTTGGGCAGATTGGTCGCCTGATGATAAGCGATTGTATTTTGGCGGTGCGTGGACTAATGTTCCATCAATGCCGTGTGAGGTAGAGCCTACAGATGAACAAGCCTATGCGTGGGTAAAGGCGTATGATGAGGGGTTACTATGACTACTGATGAATTGTTACAGGATGCTAAAGATAAGTTGGTGAGCAGAATCAAGTATGGCGATTTTGATAGTATTGACGATGCGCAAGATGCTATTCGTGAAATTGCAGATAGTTGCTTACCGATATACAATGCAGACAGAATTGAAGTGTTTTTGAGTGATTCTGATTTGTGGTATGACAGTTGCGGTGATGCAGAAACCGTGCTTGATGCGATAACCTGGGCTATATATGAGCGCATTAATCAGTATTTATGGGATATTGTTGAGGATGTTTTTAATGAGGAGGCAGAAAATGACATATAAATTTATTTGTGAAATTGAAGTTGAGGCAGATAATGAGGATGATGCTTGGGCAGAGATGGCGGATAATTTGTTCTATCTAACAAGTGATGTTTTCAAGCTGGATCATTGGGAAATGGAGGCAGAATGAAATTGTACAGAAATTTGGCTGGTTTGATAAGCGCAAGAATCAATGCGATTAAAAAAGACGATATTGATTTGGCGTTTCATATGGGCGATCTTATAAAGGAATTAGAGGAAAAGTTGCCTTATGGGAGCGGGTTTGCGAATTGCCATGTTGATTTGGATAAGAGCAGAGTCAATAAAATCGTTATAAACTTCTCTTATCATCATATGGATGATAACGGATTTTACCTGAAATGGACTGATCATAGTTTGACCGTGACTCCATCATTAACTGCTGATTTTGAAATGTGGATAAGTGGTAGGGATTATAGATACTCTAAAGAATATTTTTATGATCTATTTGCAAGTATTTTAGATGAGGAGGTGTAGGAATGGAATACATGTTTATTCACAGGGTAATTATTGAGGCAGAAAATGATGAGGATGCCTTGGAACAGTTGGCAGATGGATTGTGGTTTACAAGCGGGAAAATATCTCAAAACTTGCATAACCTGGATAGTTGGGAAATTGCAGAAATTGATGGTGTAAAATCTGATTTGACAGAATGATATTACTGTAGTATAATTATTATATCAATGAATTAAGGAGGTTTGCGTGGAAAAAGGTGATGTTGTTATGATTTATGACGATCCCGTGGCGAAAATGAAACCAGAGGGAAAGGCGGAGTTGTTGGAATTGTATAAACCTGAAATTGACGGGTTTTCAATTTGGGTTGTTAGGTTTTTAGATGATGGGTACGAAACAATCCGAACAATTTTTAATAAGGAGGTATAAATGACAGAATTGACCGTGGAAAGGATTGACAAGGTTTTTAAGGATGCTAAGGAACAGGGTGAATGGCTGATGGCGTTGTATCGAATTGCCGTGCCGTTTTTTGATAAGGTAAAGAAATTGCATAACTATCCTGTTGCGTCTAAAAATACAGTTGATTATATTTGGGAAAAGGCTATTAAGTTTGATAAAGAGCATCATCCCCAGGTATTAGCGGGAGGAATGTGGATGAATCACGGGTTTGATTATGATAAAAATATGCCTGACTGGATTGTTTCTATTGATGATTTGAAATTTGATTTGACAGAATAATTGTGTTGTAGTATAATTATTATAGAAACAAAAAATTGCGTTCCCCATCCGCTTGATGGGGGGAAAGGAGAAACATGAACATAGAACAGCTTATTAAAGAGGCAAAGAACGAATTACTTGCGGTTGCGGAAGAAAACCCAGAAAAATTGCGTGATGAAATTTATGTAAACATAGCAGATATGGTTACTCCCATTAAGGCGGTTGAGTTATTAGAAGTTGCCATGTCTGATATAACTCTGGTGGATTATGACGATGAAATTCACGGGGATAATATTGGCGCTGATGAGATTATTTACTATAACATTTATTATCGTCTTATTGATCAATTACATGGTTTGTGGCTTGACTTAAAAGGCGATTATGAGCATAGAATAAATGTTCTAACTGAGCGTTTCGATGCGTTGTATGTCGGGCAGATGGATGGCTTGGACGAGTGGCCTGAGCAGTTGCTTGCCGATATGGTTGAGGAGTTGGAGTTGGCGCAAGAGCAGGGTCTATTGAGTGTTGAAACAGATGCTGGTTTGGAAAAGCTAGCTGAGATTATTGGTCGCTATGAGGAGACGTTTCATGCTAAAAATTGAGGTTAATATTTTTGAGTTTTACGAATTAGACGAAAATGTCAGAAACAAAGCCATTGGCGATATTGTTAATGACTGGATGGATATGAATTGGTCGCCTGATGAGTGTAGAAAAGAATTTGATGAGGCTATTGCAAGGTCTGAGCAGATGCAGACTCCATGGTTTTGTGGATCGTATATCTATGAATATTGTGAGAAATGGATTCTTGACGAGGCTAGGTCTGCGCTTTATTATGACAACGGGGATTTTGTGAAATGGAAATGAAATTTGTGAAATTCCTGGGCGGGACGGGTTATGGTGTTTTCGATAATGATGGAGTATTAGAGGTTTGGCAGAGTGATTCTAAAGGAACATACCGTTATAAAAACACTAACTGGGGGTTTGTCAGAGAATTTAACGATACAGATAATTTTAATGTTGGTGATCGAGTGCGTGTTACATATCACGAATCCGTAGATTGGAATCCGTGGGTTGGGTATGATGGGGTTGTGGTCGCTATATACAATGATGATGAAATTGCTGTTGATATAGACGGTGATGAAATTATCTTTAGTCCGAAAGAATTAATGCTGGTAAAATCCGCTTGACAGTATAATTTTACTGTAGTATAATTATATTATAACATTTTGAAAGGAGGCATAGATGGATTTTTGGTTGTTGAACGGTCTTGTAAACAATCTTTTGGAATGTAAAGAAAAATTGGTTGTTGCGTTGATTGGCGGAAATGTTGGGGCTTATGTTAATGCGTATGAGGACTTAGCCGATGCAAGAGAAAAATTAATTGATGCAGTTATGGCAGAAAAGGAGGCATAAATGATTAGTCTTAGAGACCGTGTTGAGGAAATTTTAGATGGGTATGTTGATGAGGATTACACTTTAGAGGGCGTTTGTCAAGAGGTCTGTGAACATGGTTGCCAGTCTGGTTGGATTGGTGAGTTGATTTTTTACCGTGATACGGTTGCGTTTTTTGAACAGTTTAGGTATGAGATTAACGAATTGTTGGCAGAAACCATGGACGAATTTGGCGGTAGTCAAAAAGACATTTTTGGTGATAAGTGGGACTCTGACGATCCGCTTGCATTAGAGGATTTTAATAAAAATCTTTTGGCATGGTTTGCGTTTGAGGAAATTACCCGTAGAATTGCATACGAAAACAATTTTGATATATAAAGGAGGTAAAATGAAAGTTACGAACACAAAGCAAGTGAAAAATTTGTTTACTTGGTTGCACGGTGTTGCCAGTAAAGATGCAAGTAGGCCTGTATTAATGGCTATTCATGTAAAGGGTAAAACCATGGAGGCTACTGATGGTCATATGTTGGCTATTGCTATGCTGGATGAGCCTATTTTAGAGGATGGGTTGTGGCGTTATGAGGGCGCTACGAAAGAAAGCATTATCCTAGAGCCTATGGTTGGTGAATATCCTGATGTAAAGATGATCGTTGATTATATGAGACACGGGGTAAAAGATATAAGGCAGGTTTTCATATCCCCATATTTGATGGCTAAAATGTGTGGGAAATTCTTTTCTGTGCAATTACAATCGAATGGTGAAAGTCTTTTGATGGGGTACAGTAATGAGAATGGAATGTATCCCCCAGGAAAATACATTGGTATTTTAATGGGAATGCGAAAGGAGAGCGGTTATGATCTGATGAGCGGTTTTGAGGAATATGTATGATAATATTGATCATCATAATTTTATTAATCTGGACGGTACAAAGCGAATAGTCCCCCGAAAGGGGGATTTTCTTTTGGCAAACATTGCCAGAAAACACTTGACAGTATAGTATATCTATGATAAGATTATATATGAGGTGAAATGATGAAATTATCTAAGGCAGAAAAGCGTGATAAAAAACGAAACAAAAAGAAACACGGTATGCGTGTGAGCGGTAAAAGTGTTTTTATCATACAGAATGCGCTGATTAAGCGTGGAAAGAAAGGAGAAAATGATTAATAAATACGGTGTGATTTGTGATGAAATTAAAGAAAAGGCAAGTGTTGCCAGTCGATTGATTAACAATGTTTTAGAGGAAACATACAGAGAGTTGACTCCGCCAGAAATTAAACTGATCGGATATTACTTACAGGACGAAGTTAACATGATTACAGTAGAATGGATTTTACGCAAAGACATGGAATTACGAAAGGAGGAAAAGAATGGAAAAATTTAAAGAGCGATTTTTTGAAATTTGGGAACTGGATGAAATTGACTTTAGAGATGAATGTTTTAATCTTGTTAATGAGGTGAGGATCGTGTTAGGGTTTAGGCCGTTTATGCCTACGGTTTTTGACAATGCGTGGCAATGGCGAAACTTGCATGCTGAGGATCGGGATATTGCCTGGAATGAATTTAAAGATGTTGTTTTGGGCTGGTGGTAGGGCTTGACTCTACCGTGTTGTTGTAGTATAATTATTATATAACATACAGAAAGGAGATAGAAAACATGAGAATTTTAAAAATAAAGTGGTCAGTATCACGGGGGCGGGACACATACGGTTGGAATATCTGCACGCTGTATGACGGTGATCGGGCTTACAGGACTAAAGGGGGCGGGTATGATATGGTTGGGACTGTTTTCGGGGAGTGGTTGCTTGCGCATTATAGCGATAAAATCGAAAAGTTGGATCAAGGTCAATTTTACGGGTTGGAGTGCTATAATGGTCAAACATACCTTGACGGGGCTTGCGGGCTTAATTGTATGATAAAAATTGCTAAGGCTATAGGGCTAGGCATTAGGGAGTATTACAATCAAGGGGACTTAAAGAAAATAGAGGTATATCACAACTTTGAGGAGGTGAATCGTGGCTAAGAAAGATAAAAAAGCGCAAGCAATTAGAAAATTGAGCCGTGATTTGGCTGTTCAAGAGTATAGACTAGAAAGGATATACATTAAAGAATCCGTGTATAACGGCGGTGTAATTAAAGGTCAAAAATTAGGATAGGAGGTTTAAATGTTCGATGAATTAGTCAAAAATTTTAGGGTAAAATTAAATGATGAGTGGGACGGCGAGTCTGTTTGGACGGGTGATTATAAAGAAAATCCTAACGGTGAATTTTTAGAGTTACCATTTTCTACCTGGGGCAACTACGGCGGGTCAACGGTGTCAAGGTCTAATTTTAATTGGTGGATCGAAAACAAAAAAGAATCCCGTGGCAAGTCATGGGTTGAAATTAACGGCGGATATAACAGTCATGGAATTTTAGTAAAATTAAGTGAATTAAGTAATGAGGATAGAGAATTAATAGAACAGTTGTTCGACTATCCGCTATTTGATGATGAGTATCTATCAAAGTTGGAATATGAGATTCTGGAGGAGTCAATTCCTGATTGGATTCTTAATGAGGTAAAATCAAGTGACTCGGACTACTTCGATCAGTTCAATGATGAGCAGATAATAAGCGCTATATGGCAAGCATGGAGCGAGGGTGTTAACTTTATTTTTAAGGACGCCGTTAGCTGTTGGGTGCGATCCGAGGAGTTAATTCCAGTAGTCAAACAGATTTTAGGATAATTAGAACAACCGTTCCATGGGAGGCTGAGTAAGATCAGCCTCTTTCTATTTAACATTAAAAGTTTTACCGTTCTGTTAATCTATTTTAATCTTATTCTCACGCAAAAATTGGCATATCCTGGGCGTTTTAAAGTCAAAATGGTATAATCATACCATAAGCACGTATCACGCTACCATGGGGGTGATTTTCAATTCTAGAGGCATCCGCTTGCGGTCAAGTTGGGGGTAAAATCTATAATTCAGTCGTTGAATTATGAATTTTATGCGTGTAGAGGTAAAAATTGGGGTGAAAGTTAATCGTGAAGCACGAGTCCGTCAATTCTTCCACGGAGGTCATAATTCAGCCGTTGAATTTTAGAAAGTGAAAGTGAAGGTGAAAGTGAAAGTGAAAGTGAAGGTGAAAGTGAAAGTGAAAATGTGTGTGTGTTTTTTTTTGATCGGGTTGCCCAGGGCGCAGAACGCCTGTTCTATGAACATTTGTTCTATTAATGCTGCCTTAATCTGGATTAATGTAATTTTAATCTCCACTCTACCAGGATGGATTATAGCACAAAAACTCTAATAATGATCTCAGGATTGTATAATATCCGTATAATGCCTCAGGATTGTAAAATCACGCCGTTTAAGGCGATTCTATGCGTTAATGGTATAATATATCGATATTAACATAACACGGCTTAAAACCGTGTTTTTTGACTTCCTGGAGGATTCTGTTAAAATAATAGACTCTCGCAAGAGAGTCTATCACTATCATTATTCTATTGTAGTATTCTAATTTTAGATTAAATCATTAATCACGTCGTATATATCAATCCTTTCTAATTCTTTAACTTTGCGGGCCTTGCGAAGTGCTTTTGCAGTGGCTTTTGCAGTGGCTTTTGCAGTGGCTTTTGCAGTAATAATACTTGGATATAACCGAGTCTCTTCTACTCTTGGTTCCTTCCAAATAGATTTTAATTGTAATTCTAGCTGCAACTTTCTAATAGGATCGGATTCATTAATCCATTGCATATATACTCGCGCATACTTTTCTTGAAGTTCTGTTAACTCTTTCACTTTTTTAATCCTTTCATTAATAGAATTGAATTTATAATCATGTAAAATAAAATTTTACACTTGTTAGGTGACTTGCGGTTTAAGGCTTTAAAGTAATGGATTATCGAGTTCATTATAGTTAAACCATATATTACACTTTAAAACATCCATATAATTAAACTCATAACCCTTATATGATAGATACCATGTAAAGTTTCTTTGATATACATAGGCATCGATTTTAAAGGCCTTGAATATTTGGTTAATACGCTTCTTTGTGGTTGATGTATACCATCCTGAGTTAGATACGGTTAACTTGTTGTTCCATGGGGTAACCCTGGCTATAAGATTATCATGATAGTATATGCTAATTGACTCATCAATAGGATGAATCCTCACTTCAGTCGCATGTTCTGTTAATTTTAACCTCTTTAAAATGTCTTTCTCTTTCTTGTTCATTATTTATCCTTTCATTATTTATTTCTTTGATTTTACCACATACATAAGCATTAAAATTATTATTATTATTATAGGCATTCCTTTCACTAATCGGTTAATCATGCAGTGATTATACTATAGATATTTATTTTTTGTCAAGTGTTATTTTATCAATCATACAACCAACCAACCCAACCAACCAGCCACCAACCAACCCAACCAACCAACCAGCCACAACCAACCCAACCAACCAGCCACCAGCCACCAGCCACCAGCCACCAGCAGCAGCCACCAACAGCAGCCACCAGCCACCACCAACCACCAGCACCAGGTAGGCCTGATCATAGCACATGCGTTCTATATAACTGGATTAATCTAATTTTAATGCAGCTTCAGCTAGGATTAATGCGAGGTGGGTTAATCTAATTTTAATGTTTATTAATCTAAAATTAAGTAACCGACCAGCGCATACCGCATCATTCCCCCTGCGTATCGGACTGAAATTTCTGTGTTGGGAGTTATACTACAAAGGAAGGACGAACATAGAATAGAGAGCGGACTGGTGGATATAGTGGTTGAGGATGTTATAGCCGAAGTATTTAGTAGGTTGTTGGGAGATATATTCGCCATAGTGCCAGCCGATGAAGTTGATAATATCGGGCATAGAGAATTGAGCGAGGACGTATATATCGGCAAAGACCTTACCTTTTTCGACAAGGAGGTGATAGGGTTTCTGAGCGGTTTTGACATCTATTGTGCCTATGGGGGTATAGAAGTCAATGCCATTATCGCCTTTATGTTTAGAGGTAAGGTCTATAGAGAGGTTATAGAGTTCGGAGAATCTTACTTCGCCTAAAAGACCGATGTATTCGTAGTCTTTTGATAGGGGACGGCTTGAGGCGTCATCGTGATGAAGTTTTTCTCTCTGTTGAGAAATGATACGGACTGTTTCTGCGCTTAACATTTGGGTTAAATTTTTAGTGCTGGAAGTTATAGTAGTTCTGCACCTTCCCAATATTCTACCCAGGCATATGGAGTGATTTCTTCTCCTCTGTTATTTCTCCAGGTATTGCCGTCATAAATGCCGTTCATCGTTCCTGCTTCTGTAACGACAAGATAGTCATCTGGTTTATCAGGCTGTTTTTCTTTTGCGATTTTGAACATGTCATCTCCTATAGTAATCTCATTTGTCCTATTTCTTCTTGTGTTCTCATATCAACTTCGTCGAGTGGTTTACATGTGCGATGCAGAAATGACCCGTCGTGATTTCTTACCATTGCATCGACTATTAAAGCCTTCTGCCAATCCTGTTGATTATCTTTGACGTCACGCGCCTTTTCAATTGTTGTGCAATCCACCTTCTAATCGGTATTAGTTTCCAATAATTTGTGCATTGCCGTTTCGCTTGCCCCGAATATGTGAATGATGGTATTTGAACAAATCCATATTTGTTGATTATCGGATTATTTTGTCTTAAAGTTGCAACCCTTACCCCTCGCTCTTCTAACCAGCCAGTCCACCGCTCTGCAAAAGCATAGGTCAGACTGCTCTCATAACCTGTATCTGCGTGAACGGCATAATCAACTGGCTCAAGTTCGCCAAGCGCAACCATAGCCACGATGGTGAATGACTGTACTCCCCAACCCAATGACAATATTCTCATAATAACCTCGGTTGCATCTGCGCTTCTGCAATCCGCTTTTCTGCGATCGCAAAGTATTCAGGCTCACGCTCAATACCTATGAAGTCCCGCCCCTCTAATACCGCCGCCATTCCAGTCGTGCCAGACCCCATGAACGGGTCAAGTACCACGCCCCCTGTCGGTGTCTTGGTCAGCTTGCATAGATAGCGCATCAACGCAAGTGGCTTGACGGTGCTATGAAAATTAGTTGCTTGACTCCATGCGTCTGCGTTTTTTGTTCTCAACAGCATTTGTAATGCAACATTGCTTGCACCACGGGCTAATTCCATCGACCCGTTTGTAGTAGTCAGTATCCACTTTCTTAAACTCTCCACACTTTCGGCAGGGCTTCCACCATTCGCCGTCTCGCAATTCGCACCCGCTGTGTATTCGTTTGTGAGTGAGTGCGTCAATGAGTGTAAGATTTTCGATTCGATTGTCTTGCTTATCACCGTTAATATGGTGGATAAAGAATCCTTCAGGCACTGCCCCGTTATGCTTTCGCCAGACTCGCCGATGTTGAAACTCAGCGTTTCCGTATCTGACATAACCTTTCTTAGTAACTGAACCGCTACCGTACTCACGTCTTTCCATGATAAACCTCCGTTATTAGATTTATCATTATTATACTTGACTGTTAGATAACCGTCAAGCCCGTTATTTCTTTCACGCCTTGAACTTTTCGCGCAGTAAAAAAATCGCGCGGCTGAGCCGGAGTCGCCGTAATGAACAGCGTTATCACTCTCACCACAATTTATGTTGACTGCGCCGGTTGTGTTTTTATGCCTGTTTATTAGGTTTATTCCACTAACGCCGTCGCCCGACTTTGTATTCGGAAAGCACTCCAGCACCTCGTCCGAGCCGTCGTGTATCAGGTTCGCGGGGAAGCGACCTTGCATTGTCGTTTCGCCCGTGCGCTTGCTACCGACCATAAATGACGTTCCTTGTCGCTGGTTATCCTTGCTGAATAAAGGCACGCTATCGCTTGCCTCTACCCTACCCCCGTCAATCCACAAGCCAGCCACGCCCCACGTGAGCGCATTGTTGACAAACGTGCCGTCAATCGGCTTCATCGCCACGACAATTGGCTCAAAGGCGGGCTTGAGCGCCGTGCCCCAGCCGTCCCAGAGTTGCGCGGCTGGAGTGGCGGGGGCGGTGATTAGTCCAATTTTGCTGTCAACTTCTTTTCGTTGATTATTTTCTGCATTTACAAACTGATTGTTGCCATCTTGAAAATGGTAGGCATACCTTCCGTCTGTTCGCTTGCCGATTACAACTGGCTCTTTGCCAGCCTGTTTGTCAATCCCCTTGCTGATGTCGTAACTTTTTGGGAATCCGCTCCCGTATACCCAAGCGATAGTGTCACGGATTTCAAACCCAGCGTCCTCAATAGCGCACACCATCCGGTGATAAGTGCGAGTGCCGCCGAACGCAAGCAGAATCGCGCCGGGCTTCAGCACCCTGAATACGGCTTGCCAAGTTTCAGGCTGGAACGCAATGCCGCTTGAATCCCACTTCTTACCCATAAAACCCAAACCGTAAGGCGGGTCGGTGATGCAAGTGTCCACGCTCTTGTCAGCCATGCCGCGCATAACTTCGAGGCAATCGCCACAATATAAAGTTATATCGTCATTCAACTTTTCTATTCTCATATCAATTTCATCTGCCTTGGTTGTTTCTCATAATATTCAATGCGTTTCTTTGCGATTTCAAAATATTCCTCACTCATTTCAATTCCAATAAAATCTCTATCCTCTAATACACACGCACATCCTGTTGTTCCACTCCCCATAAACGGGTCAAGCACAGTACCACCTGTTGGAGTCTTTGTGAGTGTTACAAGATGGCGCATAAGTTCAATAGCTTTTACGGTTGGATGACCGTTTTTCATGGGAAGTCTGTTTTCTGGATTACGATTATTATTGATAAGCCCTTGTTCGCTATGAAAACCATCATAATTAATGCGCTCTGTGTTGGGCATATCATCAAGACCTATATTTTTTTCTGCCTTTGAAGGTTTTGATACATAAAAAAATCGTGCGGCACTACCGTCATCACCAAACCCAGGGTCGCCAGCGCAATAGTTTCCCGCTGGAACAATATTGACATTGCTGACATCTTTTTTGCCTATCCTTCCGCCTGTGCTTTTGCTATCTGGAAACAATGCTCTTACCTCTTCGCTTTTGTCAACTATCAGATTTGAAGGATAACGACCATTCGAGTTTTCCTCTTGTTCGTAGTCTGGTCTTACCTTCTGTCCAAATCCAGACCACTGCTCTAACTTGTTAATCGGAACAGGCTCTGCTGGTATTCTTGCCTCTTCAATGTTGAAACCCGATACACCCCATTTTAAAGCGTTTTCAGCATATGTGCCATCCAATGGCTTCATTGCTAACGTAATTAACTCAATGGCGGGCTTTAAAGCACTTCTCCAGCCATTCCATAGCGTTGCCTCTGGCGTAACGGGAATATCTTTTGCGACACCAGTAAATGCAGAGCCTTTGTAGCCAGATTCAACCCCCATTTGCTCACTTCCGCCAGATGACTTGTAACCGCAACTTCCATACTCTCCGCTTACCTCTCTCTCTGCACCTAAATGTCGGTCTATGGCTTTTGACAGATTCAAGGCTTTCGGGAATCCTTGGCCGTGTGCCCACACAATTGTATCCACGGGAATAAAGCCCGCATCTTCAACGGCACATACCATTCTGTGAAAAGTGCGAGTGCCCCCAAAAGCTAAAAGATACGCACCTGGTTTCAGCACACGATATACTGCTGCCCATGTTTCTGGTTGAAATGCAATATCACCACCATCCCAAATTTGGCCCAAAAAACCTTGTGATGCTCTTGAGAACACACCATCTGTACCGTATTTCGCTGGTGCAGAGTTTTCTTTGCCGAATCTTTTTACGATTGAAGTTAAATGATAGGGAGGATCGGTGATACAGGTGTCGATACTGTTTTCGTCTAATGTTTTTAATACTTGTAACATGTCTCCGTTGTATAATGTGTTCATAAATTACTCTCCGCCCATTCAAACAAGGGCATCTTTGCTTTGTTTATCCTTTCTTTTGCGTTCTCTTGTAAATATTTCATAGACAAATCTAATCCCACCCCACGCCTGCCTAACTGTATCGCTGTGGCAACAGTCGTTCCACTTCCGCAGAATGGGTCAAAGACGATGCCACATTCAGGCGCACCTGCTAATATACAAGGCGTTATCAGGTCAGGCGGGAACGTGGCATAATGCGCTCCCTTGTAGGGTTTGGTCGTCACAGTCCAGACGTCACGCTTGTTGCGAGTTATCCCATCTCCAAGAGTTTTTCCTGCAATATCTGTATCATTTCTGTCAGGTGACACTTTTTGTCCTGTTGGATGTGGCTTGCCATTTTGGGTACTTTCTTCCTTCACCGCCTCGTTATCGTAGTAATACCTTGCCGACTTACTCAGCAAAAAGATATACTCATGCGCTTTTGTACATCTGTCCTTGACGCTTTCAGGCATCGGGTTAGGCTTAGAGTTGTGCGTCAATATTCCAGATGCAAGCGCAAATAAATGCGGCTCATCCTCTACGCCAAGATCATAGACTTCCCTGCACCTTGATCGACGTATCTCTACTAT